GGCCGCCCCAGCCGTTCGGCGGGTAAAATGCCTGCCAGAACGGGTCATCCCAGCGCAGCACCAGACCATGCAGCGCCAGATGGCTCCTGCGGGTATGGCTGTCGTTGATGCCGGTATACATCCAGTACGGCCTGTCGTCGACGTTTTCCATCTGTTCCGCCCAACGACCGGCGCTGTAGAGTACGGACATATTGGTGCGAAAGATGGTATCGAGCCGCCACGGACTGCCCTGCTGAATGGTGACCGGCTTACCCGTTACCGGGTCAGTCGTGTCACGTGGTCCCCACCATCCCTTACGCTTCAGCACCGGCTCCAGCTCCTGCCGGAACCAGCGATCGGTTTTTCCTTCATCGACAGCCTGCTGCAGTGCCCCGCGAATATCTTCCAGGATATCCAGGCGGGTCACTTTAGCAACGGTAAAGGCGCGGGCATGGGCCTCCTGCCACATTTCTTCCCAGTCCCAGGTAATCTGATACCCTTTGGACTTCAGGTAACTGACTGCCCGCTTCGGGGGAAGCGTCATGCAGTACGCCAGTTCAGCCGTTGTCACGCTCATGCAGGCGTCCCCAGATATTTGCCACAAAGAGAATGCGGGCCAGCCGTTCCTGCAGATCGTCCGTGTTCATCTGAGGGTAGAGCTCCGCCAGTTCGCCCAGCAGCTCAGTCGGGTTAACCCCGTTTTCGACCCGCTTAAACAGAGGTGCCAGGACGGGTTCCAGCGTGCCATTTAACACACCTCCGTTCATCAGAATGTCCAGCGCGTCGTCAAGCTGCTGCTGAGCCTGAATATCGGCATCAATCGCCTCGGCAAATGACAGCGGCAGCATGTTATTCTGGCGTTCCGACGGTGGTGTCTCGTCAATATCGCCGTCCTGCAGCTGGTACTCACGCTTAAAGTATTGCGGGGTCAGACGCAGACCCGCCCGGGTGAGTTTTTCGTCGCGGGTGGCGCGGGTGTCATCAATGGTCTCCTGTTCCCACATGGCCCAGACCGGACACGGCACATCGCCGAAGTTCAGGGTGACCACCGTTCTGATAACCTGATTCACTGCTGCCTGAATGATGTCCGCATCCGCATCGCGGATATCAGCCGTTACCTCCAGCCCGGCCTGTGCTGAGGCCTTGTTACTGTTCGCTTCCGTGGTCTGATTCTGACCAAGTAATGCAATGGAGATCTCACTGCGTGACAGTGTGATCAGCTCGCGGAATACCTCGCTGCTGTCCGCCTTACCATCCGCGGCTTTGAGTTCGATGCTGCTGTCATCGGGGATGGCGGCCACCGCGTCCTCCACCATCTGCTCCATGGAGTCCAGCAGTTTTTCAATCTCTGCATCATTTGCACCCCTCGGGTGCTTACCGATCACCCACGGGGAGCCAAACTTTTCGGCAAAGCGGAGCCAGAATTTCATCCCGCCTTTCTTGAAGGCGACCGGCCAGAAGCACATGGACAGGTCCGGGAAACCGTAAGGATTGTCATACGAGGCATCCTGTGCCGGCACCACGAATTTTGACGGTGACAGCAGCTCACCCTCCACACCCGCATCACGCGCCCGGAAGCGCAGGCAGTTGTCCGTATCAAACTGAAACCACTCAGGCGGTTTGCCGACAATATCCGTCACTGCCCACGCCCTGACCGAACGGCCCCACATGATTTCACAGGGCTGATACCCGTAGAGCACGGCATCACTCATCTCACCGATGATGCGGGACAGATCCAGATCGTCGAGCATGTCGCGGATGAAACGGAAGACCCGGGCAGAAGCGTGACCGCGCTCCAGTCCACGCTCCAGTGATTTGAGCGCTGCTTTACGTCTGCGGATACAGCCCCCAACCAGCGGGTCGGTGCGCAGTTCGCGGTAGATACGGATATCCCGTCCCTGAGCCTTGAGAATGGGATCAGGATTGGGCAGATACATGCCCAGTCCGTAAAAGTCGATCGCGCGGCTGCGGGAGGCAATCTGCGCGGTCAGTGATTTCTGAGGCTCAGAAAAAGCAACAAATTCATCGGGTGAAACCCAGATACCCCTCGCCATCAGAATCCCTCCAGCATACGGGCCGCCTGACGACGACAGCGTGAGCTTGCCTTCACCGGCCCTTTGTTAATTTCACGGCTGGCGAAATACGCCAGCGCCAGTGCGATGGCTGAATCCCCGTGGCGTTTACCACCGTCAGCCTTTGCTTTTGAGCGTTGCTCCGGCACGCGGGGGACACCGTTCACCACCTGAACGGCCCGCAGGTCATCCAGTGTGTCTTCATCCTTTGGTAAGTCCACCAGGTTACCGTCTTCCAGTGCAGCTTTGACCGGAGGCATATGCTCCCGGTACCAGCCTTCAGTTGGCATCACCTGCTGAACCCGGCTGGAGCCGTAGCGCTGCATGGCGTATTCAGCCAGATAGGCACCATTACCACGGGCATCAAACGCTGCACCCAGCAGACCGGGCAGGCCATCCATCAGATACCAGGTGATTTGCTCCTGCTGTCTGAACGGCACGTTACGCAGCTCCAGTACGAATGGCACGCGTCGTACCAGGTTCTTCTCCTGCAGCAGGGGATAGTCCACCGACAAATCACCGCTACGGCCAAAGTCGCGCCCCAGGAAAGAGCGGGCATCAGCGGGGAGTGCCTCCAGCAAGGGTTTCAGATGCTCATCAAGCCAGTCCTGTGTCTCGTGGAAGCGAACCTCATCAGACAGCAGTTCATAACCTTCCTGACAGGTCAGACGCAATACCGGCGTATCAGCGGACATGCGGGACTCTATCAGGGCACGGGACAGCCAGGCGCCGCCACCGTTGGCCGGAATACAGTCAAGCTCTTCGGATGCGCCGGCAGCGTAGAATTTGTACACCGACGCCATCCAGGCCTGCTCGGATGCCTCTGACCATTCCTTCCCGGTGCGCAGACAAACGCGCCGGAACAGCCCCTCAGATACGGCTTCCCGGAAAGTGATGCGATGTACGCTGCCTCCCTGACGTCCGGCACGGATATCCCCGATAAGCGTATTGAACGGATTGTCGTCACCGTCATGGGTGGAGATAACGCGTACCTTTCCCCCCCAGATAAGCATCGCCAGCGCCGCTTTCAGCAGTTCGTCCAGTTGCTCATGGAACGCCGCTTCGTCGATAACAATAATACCCTGACGGCCACGCAGGTTAGACGGGCGGCTGGAGAGCGCAACAATACGAAAGCCGGAGTCAGGAAATTTGATGGTGTAAGTCTTGATGTGTTTGTCGTCGTCGTCCTCTTCCCAGAATCCTTCTTCAATTTCACTGGCCGCATAGTTGAATGCCCGTGCCCACATTGCACACGCCTGAATGTATTCGACGGTCATGTCCTGGTTATAAGCGATGTAATACACATTCATCCCGCCTGCTGGCGCAGAAGAGGCGGCGGTCAGTACGTTATCGGATGCCTCAGCCCATGTAATACCGGTACGACGGCTCTTTTCTATCACCTTAAGCGGAGAGGTGTCTGCCACCCAGCGCTGCTGGTAAGGCAACAGAACGGGAGGGGCATCCAGCGCCGAGGTATCAGGCAAAACGGGAGCAAGGTTATTCCTCCCGTCCATGGGACTCATCCCTTCGGGGCCGCCGCCAGCGGCGTTTAAAATCACTCCGGATGATTTTGTCATGTGGCAATCCCCAGAATCTCGCGACGAAGCGCCTGTACTGCGTCGCTTGACAGTCCCCCCTTACGGGCAATTTTCTCGGCGTTGCTGGCTGCCTGCTGCGCTCTGGCCCGTACTTCAGACTGGAACTTTTTGAGGTTGACGGACGCGCGGGACAGCGTAGCCACATTCTTCGCCACCTTCGACAGCAGGGCCACGCGTTCTTTAGGATCGACTTCGCCTTCTTCCGCCTCCTGCAACTGGACAATACTCTCGAACAGCTCGGTCTGAATAAGGGCTATCACAGCCTCCGAACGCGCATCCTGATCGTCTGCTGCGCCTTCGGTCAGCATGCGGGCCGCTTCTGTTGCCGCACGGATAGCACCATAGCGGCGCTCAATCTTCTGTCCATAGCGATGGATAGCGGATTTGCTGATAACGTACCCCCGCTCACGCAGCAGGGACTCCAGCTCGTTATACCCGCTGAAGCCGGATTCAGTCAGCGCCCGTTCAAGCCAGCGGCGCACGTCTTCCGGCAGCTTTTCTATTGTGCTGCGTCTGGCCATTATTCACTCCAGTACTTTTCCGGGCGGGCAATACCCGGACCACATTCCACGGTGTATTCCACCAGGTCTACGCCGAGGCGGGTCAGGTCAGCAAACCAGTCGCCAGAAGGTTTTTTCTCCAGATCAACCATTTTACGGTCAGCCAGATAATCCAGTTCGCGGCGCAGTTCCAGCGGTGTGGTGTCCGGGTAGATGGCACGGGACACATCCAGCAGCAGCGTCTCGCTGGCGGTGTAAGGGCGGGTCTTGTTCAGGGCAACCAGCAGACTCCAGCGCAGGGATTCGCGGCGTACCCGGGTAATATCGACCATTATTGACCTCCGGTATTGCGGTACTGCTGTACCACTTCCAGTTTGTTATAAAGCGCGTCCAGTTTGGCCTCAATGACTGTCTGGCCACGGATATAATCCTCTCGACGGACATAATTCAGCGGTAAATCCGCTTTAAATCGCATAAATTCTTTTTCCAGCTCGCCCCAGTTGGAGGCGGATTGTTGCAGGGCCTGTTCAAGGGAGGCGAATCGTGCCGCCTGGCGTTCTTCTGTTTTACTGAACAACCATTTGGCGAGCCCTCCCACAAACCCCATGAAGGTGAGCAGAAAACTCACTACCGTCCAGAATTCAACCTGCAGTGTCATTTCTGTAATCCTTCCCGTTCATCCAGTAACGCGTTTATCTGGTTCCGCCAGCGACGACATTGTCCTGCGTTGTCGATGATGTTGGCGAGAACGTCACGCTGGGAGACACCCGAATCGCGTAACCGGGTGTCAGTGGTTTCAGGTTGCCCGGTCGCTGTGCCAGAGCGGGTGCCAGCGGCGGCAACTGAGTCTGAATGACCGGTGTCGACGGATGCATTGTCATATCCGAGTGCGGCGTTGTACTGGCGCACGAAACCGCGAGTAAACACGCACTCAATGGGATGGCTCTTACCTTTTTCATCAATCCAGCGCTGTGTGACATCGTTAATTTGCCCCTGTAGTTGTTTATTCCGGCTCTCCAGTTGAGCAATCTGCTCAAGATAACCGGCTTCAGCCCGCTGCCCGGCGGCCACCTGCTCCTGATACCGTCTGGCCCAGGCCCGCAGCGCAGCATTCTCAAGCGTTGCCTGCTCCGTTTTGTACGCGTCAAATGCTGACTGCAACTGACTGAGCGCGGTATCACCGTCACGCTTTGCAGAGTCATGACCACTTCTGTATCCCATGGCATACAGGCCGACCAGAAAGGCATTGATAAGAATGGCCAGCAGAATGCCGCGCCACGGCAGCTTTTTAACCAGATGCCACACAACTGCAGCCTCCCCATGTGAGATATCGCGGTGCCAGTTCGCGCAGGATGCGCTGCGGATAATGGCGGTTCTCCCGCCAGCTGGCCGCATTGCGTCCGGCATTCACCGTGGCGACATGTCCGAACCAGCGGGTGCTGTCCAGACCTTTCTGTGATGCAAGCCGCCTGTCCCGTTGTACCCAGCCCAGACCACCGTTATAGCCCGACAATGTCATGGCCATACGCTCGCAGTCGTTGGCGGCGCTGACGCGCTGCCACAGCCAGCGGTCATAGCTGACCAGCGCCCGGATAGCCCATGCAGGATTAAACGGCTCACGATTGCTCAGCATCGGTATCAACTGGCTTATCCAGTCGGCAGTGGCAGGCATGAACTGCGCCAGTCCCTGAGCGCCAGCCGGCGAGACCACATCAGGTCGCCAGCCGCTTTCCTGATGCAGTTGC